GCCTGCCAAGTAATGGCGTCATCTTCACACCAGCCTGGACCCAGAACCAGGTGTCGATCATCAACGATGCAACCGTCAGCCATGGCAGCAGCCCGTCATATCACCAGGCGACGGACGCGACCTCGATCGCCACCTATGGCCGCCGGGCCTTGACCCTGGAAACAGGACTGAAGGCCAACGCTGACGCGATTAGCCGGGCGAACGCGATACTCCTAGCCCAGGCGTACCCATTGTGGAACCTCGGCAATATCTCGATTTATGTCGATCAGTTGACAGTTCCCGAGCGGGATCAGGTTCTCGCGCTGATCTCGGGGTCGAGCGTCCTAGTTAATGACCTGCCCCAGCCTGCGCCGTTCGAGCAGTTCCTCGGCCTGGTCGAAGGCTGGTCCGAGACCTACACGCCCGGGCAGCACATTCTCACGCTATCTATTTCAGACCCCAGATATTCCTACCAGACGGTTACCTGGGGAGACGTCGACCCGACGCTACAATGGGGCGACGTAGATCCGACCATCATCTGGTACAACGTAGTCACCGCCGACGACCTAATCGCAGCCTAGAAAGGGCACAGAATGGCAACCACTACAGGAGGCACGACCTACGTCACCTCGACGGATCTCGTAGCCAACTACCCCACGGCCTCCCTGGCCCTAGCTAACCGCGTCGACGTTGTGGCCTCGGGCTCGATGTCGAAGAAAACGGCCTCCTATACCGTCACGGTGGCCGATATTCTGGCCGGCACGACTATTTGCATGAACTCGGCGTCAGCGACCGTGGTCACGTTGCCCTCGAGCAGCCTGGTAAACGGCATGAAACTGAATGTCTTCAGCGTCAATACCGGCGCGGTCACCTTTACAGGTGGCACCGTCACGGGAACCGTGAATTCCATTAGTGCGCAATACACTGGGGTCAGCCTCACATATGACTCGGCGGCAGCGGTGTGGTGGTGCCTCCCTTTCGGCGGTAGTGTCGGCGCAGCCAATTTCACGAATACCGCGACCGGCACCTACACGGGCTACAAGTACCTGACCATGACGGGAAATACCTCCCTGGTGATCGATCGGGCTGGCTTCGCCGACATCTTGACCATAGCGGGCGGCGGAGGCGGCGGATATTTCTATGGTGGCGGCGGGGGCGCAGGTGGCTATCTAGATGCAACCTCGATTTATCTGGCCGCAGCTACATACTCAGTAGTCGTAGGCGGTGGCGGCGCAGGAGCCGCAGGCGCTAATGGAACCGGCTATCCAGGAAATGAATCATATCTTAGTTTCCTGGTGGCAACTGGTGGCGGCTGGGGCGGTGGCGACAATCTACCGGCAGGTTATGGCGGATCTGGAGGCGGTGGAGCCTCCAGAGGCGGTGCAGTAGCTACGCAAGGAAACGCAGGGTTCATCGGCGGAAGTAACACTTTCTGCGGTGGCGGCGGAGCAGGCGCAGCAGCAACCAACGCAAACGGAGGTGCAGGTACCGCATCCTCAATTACAGGCACATCAGTCACTCGCTCAGGTGGTGGCGCAGGTGCAGGTGGAACAGGCGGCGCAGGAGGCGGCGGAAACGCTAATACTGCGGGCACAATTAACACGGGTGGCGGTGGCGGCGAAAACGCTGCCGGTGGCTCAGGCGTAGTTATTATTAGGGTGGCGGTTTAAGTGGCTCATTTCGCACGAATCGATGAAAATAATCTGGTCACCGACGTTCATGTCATAAACAATTCCGACATTGATGGCGGCAATTTTCCTGAATCCGAACCATTAGGGCAGGCTTTCCAAGCCTCACTTGGGTTGGAAGGTAACTGGCTCCAATGCTCATGGAGCGCGTCATTCCGTGGCGCATATCCGGGCAAAGGATGGACCTACGACGCTGAACTAGATGAATTCATCGCACCACCCGCACCCGAGCCCATTGAGGAGACACCGTGAGCGAGCAGCAGGCCGAGGAAATCATCGAGGCACTAGAACCCATCGCGGAGCCCAAGAAGCGCACAACCAAGAAGGCCGCACCCAAGCCGACTAGCTCCACGGAACGCGCCCGCGCCATAGTGCGCGAACGCCTCAAGAATCGTTAGTTTGGGCCATGCAGTGGACAGATGTCGTCGGCGTAGCGGTCGGCGTGATAACCATTCTCGCCGCAATCCTTGCCGGCCTATTCTGGCTAATTCGATCAGTTGTCCGGCAAGAGATCGAGCGCTACACAAAGACCATTCAGCCCGGCTACCGCAACGGCGGCTCCAGCCTGGCCGACATCGCGGCGAAACTCGACGACCTCGCAAGTCGGCTCTAGGACAGGTGGTAAGTCATGGGTAAATGGCTAGCGGTTACTTGGGAAGGTACGGTCGCTAAGAGCCTCGCAGGAGCCCTCCTAGGGGCCTTAGGCTCATGGCTTGCCACCTCCAACGTCCACCCCCTAATCGTGGCCCTAGGGGCCGCAGGCATTCCCGTCCTAATGAACGCCCTAAACCGTGACGACTACCGCTACGGCAAGAACTCGAGGCCCCATGTGGACGACATCGCCGTCATGCCCGAGCTAGAAATCGAGGGAGAGTAATGGCTCGCCTAGTCGCTGGAGGCGTCACCCTCCGAAACCAGATCAACAAGCGCTGGCCCAAGCGCGACAAGCGCTCAGACGGATGGATCGGCGACAAGGCCCACGTCAGCCGGCAAAGCGACCATAACCCCGACGCTCGAGCCCTAGTCCACGCCCTAGACATCGACGCCGACCTCGACCCCAAAGACCCAGGCGCAGCCCAGCGGCTCGCTAATCAGATCGTCGCCTACGCTGCCTCTGGCATACCGGGCGCCAATCGGATCAAGTACGTGGTCTTCAACGATCAGATCGCCTCGGGCACTTACGCGAACACGATGTGGAAATGGCGCGGGAGCGGTTACGGCCATTTCAGGCATCTCCATATCAGCTTCTCGACCAAGGGCGAGAACAATGCCCAGACCTACCCGCTGCCGATTCTCAACACGCCGAAGAAATAAAAGCGCAAATAGCGCAGAGACCGCTAATGTCTGACCCGAAAGGGGAAACGATGAGCGAACTAATAAAGCCCGGCGAGGCCGCCCGAATTTTGGGCGTCACCCGGGAAACTGTCCGGCAATACGTGGACAAAGGAATAATCGAAGGGCACAAGACGCCCGGGGGCCAGAGGCGAGTAAACCGCGACAGTGTGGAAGCAATCACCCGCACCCGCGTATCGTCTACCGTTACGATCATTGAGGCCGTGTGATTGTGGCGGCCGTAGCAGCTGCGGCGCTCCTCGCAGGCCCCACGTATGTCATCCCTCAGGATCAAGTGAGGTACGTCGAATGCGTGGCCGAACGCGAAAGTCACTCGAACCCGCGCAGCACGAACCGGGCGAATGGCTATTTCGGCATGTTCCAGTTTAATGACGCCCTGACCGACGGCGCCACGTGGATGATGCTCGACTGGCTCAAGACCTGGCACCCGAAGCCTCGGGAGTTTGCTGCTCGACTCAGGGCGACCGAAATGCACAAATGGCCGGCAAACCTCCAGATCGCCGCCATGGTCGAAACACTCAATCACAGGGGAAAGTGGTCAGGCGCCAAGCATTGGGCCGGCGGCCGCTGGACCTGCACACCAGGAAAGTAGGGGAAATGACGCTACAGAATGTCGTACGTATGTTGTTTGGTATGGGTGTGGCCCTGCTATTCGCCGGAGTCATGTCCATCGCAGGAGCAATCGAGACCGCAGGCCTTTAACAAACACAAACAAACAAGGGGAAACGATGCAAAATGACACACTATTCGGAACAACGCTTAGCGACTGCACTACTTGTGGTCGGCCTCTCAGGAATAGCGTTTGCAGCTGGTGTTCTGCTGGGAGCGGCTATGCAGCCAAAGCCGCAGCCACAGCCGCCGTCGTCAAAGACGCAGAATGGCACCAGCGGGCTAACGATTACCGGCGCGACCTTGGGCCTGGGCAAACAATCACGGCCGACGACCTCAGGATGCACGTGGGCCTACCCTGCGGATCAACCAACCAGATCGGCGCTCTAATGCACTCCTGGGCCTCGAAGAATCTAATCCGGGCGTCAGGCTTCACGACCTCGAGCGTTAAGGGCAACCATGGCCGCATCCTGCGCGAGTGGGAGATCCTGGCATGAAGATAACCAGCGCACATATCCAAGATCCCGCCATATTGGCTTACTCGATGGGTTACTCAGCAGGACTACGGGACTGTCTTGATCAAGCTCGTAGAGTCCCAGGGCAGGCCGAGCAAGGGAAAAAGTACGTCGAAAGAAAAGGCTCAACCGTCAAAAGAGAAATAATCATTGGAATTATGAACTTAGGGGAGACACAATGATCCTGTACCAATGCAACGACTGCCGGACGATCATGCACGACGGCACATTCCTGACCGTGACACCTCGAGCGGGCCTTACTATGCATTTCTGCTCATGGCGCTGCCTCGAGGTATTGGCGGCCAATAATGGCATTTGACCTCAGCCAATACGAAACCGTCGACACCCGCATCCACAAGTTCTGGGGCGAACACAAGGCCGACGGCCGCATCGAATCCCGCCTCATCGAGGTAGTCCGAGACGACACAGGCCGCCCGCTCCAGTACGTCATGGAAGCCCAAGTCTGGATAGGCGACCGACTCGCAGCTAACGGCTTCGCCGAGGAAGTAGTCGGAGGCTCCCCGGTCAACAAGACTTCAGCCCTCGAGAACTGCGAAACCTCAGCAATCGGCCGAGCCCTAGCAAATGCCGGATACTCGAAAGAAAAGTTCCGAGCCTCGATGACCGAGATGACCAAGGCCGAGCGCCTCACTGGCACACCAGAAGATGACCCGTTCTACAAGCCTCAACCCAAGGTTGAGAGTTTCCCGAATGGTCAGCCGAGGCCAAACCTGCCCGGTGCGCCCAAGGTGTACGGGGGCACAGGCGAGGCTTCAGCTGCACAGAAGGGCAAGATCAGGGGAATAGCCAAAGACCTCGGCATCACGACACGCGAGGAATTCGTAGGCCTGGTGAATGCCTGCCTAATGGCCGCGAACCATGATACGGTCACCAGCCTTGACGACCTGACGAAAAAGCAAGCGTCAGACGTTATCGAGAAGATGCAGGAATCGACCACGGTCGAAGCGTTCACAGGAGGGGAAACCGCATGATCGCAACCGAGAAGGATGTCCGGGCCTGGGCCCGAAAGGTAGGCATCCCTGTAGGCGAACGTGGCAGGCTTCAGGCCCACGTGTGGCAGGCCTACCTCGAGCAGCACCCCGAAGCATCCAACTAACGCACAGCACCATCGCCGCATGGCAGCGCCCAAATGCCATGGCCCGAGTAGTTGGCGGGTCTAACCCAGGTTAAAGCTGGTGGGCCTGCCATGCGGAAATGGGTGCATGGTTGCGGAGTAGATGCAAGATCGGAAACGATTAGAGGATGATCGGGGAAGATACTCACTCAACCACCAACGGCCGTTCGGCTGGGCCCGCAGGGACAAGCCCGGACGAATGGCCGCAAACGCTAGGGGAAACAAATGCACACACCCATCGAAATCGACGCACACTGTCGCAAGCCTGGCTGCAACTGCGGCCACGTGATCTGCTATCGAGGCTGGATCGACACCGACCACACCAGCCCATGCCAGTTCTGCCGGCCAGAAACACATGAGCGTTGGCTCATGGCCTGCCAAGCCCGACAGAAGGGCTACCCCGTCGAGGCAGTCCACCGCATCCTGGCCGGACGCCGAGCATGAGCAGCCTCCACTCGACAGCCCAATACCGCGCATGGCGCAAGCAAGTCCTAGCCAAATGCGAACCAGTCTGTATTCGCTGCGGCTACCCAGTCGACATGAGCCTGCCCGGCTCACACCCCGACGGCCCCACCGCAGACCACGAACCACCCCTAGCCGAAACAGGCGAGATCGCCCCCAGCCTTGACCAGGCAGGCATCGCACACCTCAGCTGCAACCGAAGCCACGGAGGAAAACTCGGATCAGCCCGAGCAACCGCGAAGCGCAACGGAAAAAAAGTCACGACCCGTTTTTCAGACAGGCCAACGGACAC